GTATATGAGAGTCGCGGTAGGTATTTGTAAAGGTGATGTTGGAACTGCGATTCGTATTTATGATGACTTATCCCAACATTATTACACACATGCAACCCCAACGCTGTTTAATGCCGGCACAAAACGAGCTCAAATGTCATCTTGTTTTTTAATTGGAAATAAAGGTGATGATATTGATGGGTTGTTTGATACAATCAAAGATGTGGCTAAGATTTCTAAATGGGCTGGTGGAATTGGTTTACACGTTCATGATGTTAGAGCCAAAGGTTCTTATATAAAAGGAACAGGAGGTCTTTCAGATGGTCTGTTACCAATGTTAAAAACATACAATGAGGTTGCTCGATGGATTAATCAAGGTGGTAAACGTAAAGGTTCTTTTGCTATTTATCTTGAACCTTGGCATTCAGATATTTTTGATTTTATTGATTTAAGAAAGAATCATGGTAAGGAAGAAATGAGAGCGAGAGATTTATTCTTAGCGATGTGGACTCCCGATTTATTTATGCAACGTGTTGAAAGTGATGGAGATTGGTCCCTATTTTCACCTGACGAGGCGCCAGGATTATCCGACGCTTACGACAGTCCTGAAGATAAAGCATTCACTCGTTTATATGAATCATATGAAAAGGATGGTAAGGCAAGAAAAGTAGTTAAGGCAAGAAAATTAATGGACGCAATCTTAACTGCACAAATTGAAACGGGAACACCTTACATGTTATACAAGGACCCAGCGAATTATAAATCAAATCAAAAGAATTTAGGTACTATTAAATCTTCAAATTTATGTACAGAAATTATTGAATATAGTTCACCAACTGAACAAGCAGTTTGTAATTTAGCATCAATCGCGTTACCAAAATATATCCTTGATGGAGAATTCAATCATGAGTTACTTTATGAATACACATATCAAGTTGTTAAGAACTTAAACAATGTAATTGATTTAAACTTCTACCCAACCGAAGAAACTAAACGTTCAAACTTTAGACATCGTCCTGTTGGTTTAGGTGTTCAAGGTTTGGCGGACGTAATGTGTAAATTGGCTTTACCTTTTGAATCTGAAATGGCTGATAAATTACAAACAGATATTTTTGAAACAATTTATTTTGCGGCATTAACTTCATCAAAAGATTTAGCGAAAGAATTTGGTCCATATGAAACAATTGTAGGTTCACCAATTGAAAAGGGTATTTTACAATATGAAATGTGGGGTAAAAAAGATTCAGATTTATCAGGTCGTTGGGATTGGAAATCTTTAAGAAAAGAAATTAAAACAAATGGTGTTAGAAATTCATTATTAGTTGCACCAATGCCAACTGCATCGACTGCACAAATTTTAGGTAATAATGAAGCGTTTGAACCGTTTACAACTAACTTATATTCTCGTAGAACATTAAGTGGTGAATTTATTATGATTAATAAACACTTGGTTTATGATTTAATAAAAATTGGTTTATGGAATGAAGGTATTAAAAATAAACTAATCATGGAAAATGGTTCAGTTCAAAACATACCTGAAATTCCTACAGAAATGAAGGAAGTATATAAGACCGTTTGGGAAATGTCACAAAAGAGAATTTTACAAATGGCAGCCAATAGAAGTGTTTTTATTGATCAGTCACAATCATTGAATTTATTTGTGGATAACGCTACCAAACCCAAATTATTAGCCGCACATTTATTTGGTTGGAAATTGGGGTTAAAAACGGGTATGTATTATTTAAGAACAAGAGCGGCGGTGGATGCAATTAAAGGTTTGGGTGTGGATATGTCAACATCAAAACCAATTGAACAAACGTCATCAGTAAATAATGTTGAAGTACCAAAAAATAATTCTTTAATAAGTGAAGAAACACCTGAGGTAGTAATGACATCGGAAAAACCAGTAGACTCTCCATTTGATTGTGAGGGATGTGGTTCTTAAAATAATGGGAGACCCCTTGAAGAGTACTCCCAGGTCTTGAGAATATAGGGGGTGAATATTAAGACACTAATTTAAATCCAGCTTCGGCTGGATTTTTTTATTTATTACCATTTTATATTAGTTTATATTTATAGGTATGGCGACATATGGTATAGATTTTCCTTTCCGAGATAGTTTAGAAGGAAAGTTTTTAAAAATGACAGGAGAGGCAGAAAGAGAGATTAGAGGAAACCTAATTCATCTTTTACTGACAAGAAAAGGTAGTAGATATTTCTTACCTGATTTTGGTACCCGTTTATATCAATTTATCTTCGACCAAAACGATATGGTAACATTCGGATTGATTGAAAGTGAGATTAGAGAGACGGTAAAAACCTATATCCCTAATTTAGATATCACATCAATTAATGTCATGTCCGCGGAGGATGACCCCGATGAAACAACCACATTTAACATGATGGAAGATGAAAGACTATTCAGGGTTTCCGACCATTCAACCAAACCATATACTGCCAAAGTAAAAATTGAATACACAGTAACTAATGGAGCATTTTCAACTTCAGATTTTGTAATATTAAACATTTAAGATGAGTAAAAAAATATCATATGCAACCCGTGATTTTGCGGGTTTAAGACAGGAATTAGTAAACCTAACTAAACAATATTATCCTGATTTGGTTAAAAACACCAATGATGCGTCAATATATTCTGTATTGTTAGATTTAAACGCGGCTGTTACCGATAACTTACATTATCACATTGATAGGGTTTGGCAAGAAACTATGTTGGACTTTGCTCAACAAAGACAATCGTTATATCACATTGCAAAAACCTACGGACTTAAAATACCCGGTAACAGACCATCGGTTTGTTTGTGTGATTTCTCAATAAATGTACCTGTTAGAGGAGACAAGGAAGATGAAAGATATTTGGGTATTTTAAAAACAGGAGCTCAAGTTTCAGGTGGTGGACAAGTTTTTGAAACATTAGAGGATATTGATTTCTCTAGTCCATTTAACACTAAAGGGGAACCAAATAGACTTAAAATACCAAACTTTAATGCAAATAACACTTTAGTTTCCTACACAATCACAAAAAGAGATGCGGTTGTTAACGGTGTTAGTAAAATATATAGAAAAATTATAAATCAAACAGATCAAAAACCGTTCTTGAAGTTATTTTTACCTGAACAAAATGTTTTAGGTGTTGTTTCAATTATACATAAAGAGGGTACGTCATTTGGTGCAAACCCAACACCAAGTGAATTTTTAACAACCACAAATAAGTGGTATGAAGTTAAAAGTTTAATACAAAATAGAGTTTTTATACCCGATTCAACGGCGGTTTCAGATAAGGATAATTTTAAATCTGGAGTCTACAAAGACGTTACAAATAAGTTTATAACTGAATATACACCTGAAGGATATTTCTCATTGATATTTGGTTCTGGGACTGTTAATCCATTAGATAATTTGGATAATTACATGACGGGTCAATTAAAAGTGAATTTAGCGAGTTATTTAAACAATTTATCATTAGGTGCAGTACCAAAAACAGATACAACATTATTCGTAAAATACAGAATTGGTGGTGGTAAAAATTCAAACGTAGGTGTAAACGTCGTAAACAGTATTGATACTGTCGAATTCAATGTAAACGGACCTGTTAGTTCAACAAACACTCAAGTCATACAATCTTTAAAAGTTACTAATATCACACCTGCGGTAGGTGGTGCTGACCAACCAACAATTGAGGAATTAAGAAATATGATTTCATATAATTTCGCAGCACAAGATAGGGCGGTTACATTAAATGACTATAAATCGTTAATAGAGGTCATGCCATCGACTTTCGGAGCACCGGCTAAGGTAAACGTCATGGAAGAAGATAATAAGGTTAAAATCAAAATATTATCATATGATGATAAAGGTAATTTAACTGACACAGTTTCTAACACATTAAAAAATAATATCATTAATTATCTATCTGAATATAGAATGATAAATGATTACATAGATATTGCAAATGGTGAGGTTATAGACTTAGGATTGGAAATTGATTTGATTATTGATAAAAATGAAAACCCTTCTGATATCATAAAAACAACAATTAACAATACGATTGATTTCTTCTCATTTGATAAAAGAAAGATGGGAGACCCGTTATTTGTTGGTGATTTGATTAGACAAGTTGGTCAAGAAAATGGTGTAATCAACGTAATTGATGTTAGAGTTTTCAATAAAATCGGTGGCCAATATTCATCTGCTGAAGTTTCACAATCATACGTAAATGATAGTACCAAAGAGATACAACAGAGTGACATGACTATTTTTATGAAATCTAACCAAATTTACCAAATTAGATTCCCAAATGTCGATATCAAAGTTAGAACTAAAACATTAGGAACGACTACATATTAAAATGTTTTTTCGTTATAATAATAGAAAACCCGATCGTTTCTATTTATTATAAGAATCATGCAAAAACATAGAATTTTAACCAACGTTGGTAAGGACAACAAGATTACCGTCGAACTAAAGCAAGATTATGAATTGTTAGAAATTCTATCTTTAAAGTTCAGTCAGAAAGACGCGTACGCCTCGTTTTGCTCAGATTATGGTGTTGTTTGTGGTAGGATTTCGGTTAACAATGGTTTAGGTATACCAAATGCAAGAGTTTCAATATTTGTTCCGTTAAAAGACGAACACAAAAATGACCCCGTAATTTCAGCTTTATATCCATATAAAGAGGCTGATGACAAAAATGAGGCGGGTTACAAATACAATTTATTACCATCTAGACAACAACACGGAGGACATGAACCAACAGGTACGTTCTTTGACCAAACCGATATTTTAACAAGAGAAGAAATTTTGGAGGTTTTCGAAACCTATTATTCTTATACGGTTAAAACTAATGAGGCTGGTGATTTTATGATTTGGGGTGTACCATTA